TTTATCTATCGCTTCCATACTTTTCCGAACCCGCTTGGCAAATGAGAAGCCAGGATCACCACCCCAAAGAGCCCATGCTATGCGCCCGGCTGATGGATAGCCTTCTTCTCCAACGTCAAAGCCTTCTGCCTTCTTATCGACTTCGTGACGCGAGAAGAAGGAAAACATTCGTGTCACAGTGCTTGTGGATAACTCTTTACCGTTCTTTATATCGCGAGCGCGCGCTACGCCTATCTTTGTACCGCCTCGCCCAAACTCTTTGCGCCATTCCAACCCACGTTCTGCTTCTTCCATCATTGATGCAGTCGGCTTGGTGTCTATCTCAACGCCTTTATAGGTCGCCATCGCCGTCACCAGCTATGTCGGCATCCACCGGCAGAATCTGACCGGCATACGGTTCGAGCGCGTACTTAACCCCAAACTGCTCCATCAGGCTCTTATCGCGCTGTATCTGTGCGAGAAGCTCCTCTACATCCTTACCGTAGTTAGCGGCAACATCTTGCAGGCTTAGTATTCCGTTCTTGAGTCCCAGAACCGCCGCAGTCATCTCTTTCTGTGGGTCAACCCAGGACCAGGCTCTTCCGCGAAACTCACTGCGAGCAGCAAAACGCTCATATTCACGCAATGGCACAATTATTGCGCCCATTTCCATGGTAGAAGCGAGCCAAGCGTCATATACCTTGCGTACAAAGCTATCTAGCAAGAACGATTGCATGTTTCGATACGCATCCCGCTCATCTAACGCGCCCTGGCGAATACTCGAATAACTGGTTGACTCTAAATCATTACTCAAGGCCGTGTAGCTGATCCCTAAGCCACTCGCGATGCCCTTTAAGCATGCCTTATGAAAGGAATCGAACTCGTTGGACGGGTATTGCGGGTCAAAACTAGTGAATTCAACGCCTTGCGGTAACTGGTGAAAAGTGCCTGGCTCGGCCTCCATGATAGGTACAGAGGAATCTTCTAGGTCGTCTGCGACAAAACCATCGCCAGACGGGCTAGTGAAGAAGCCCATTTTACTAGCACCCACTCTAGCGTTCACTACAGCCGCCTCACGCAGCGCGCCAAGCTGCTTCATGGTTGCCATAGCTGGCGCAAACCATGTCTCTCCGCGCGTCTGACCGGCTCTGAGGGGCATAAATACATGGATCATTTCATCCGCTTCAATACGGATATGCTTTGGTGATGCGCTCAAAGTGGTGAAGTCATAATCACCAGGGTGATATGACAGTAAGTGATAAGCGACAGGTTTCTTATACTGGTCTAGCTCCACACCCATGCGTATTTCGTTGCCATTCGGCATACGCTTCGACATTTCTTCGTCTACGCGATCAGATTCTATGATTTCTAGCGAAATAGAGTCTTGGAAGGATGCGTTTCTATGAATACGGATGAATGCTTCGCCGTCTCTGGCACAAGATTCTATGACTAACTTCTGAACTTCCACCCAAGACATGCGAGCATCAACCGTACAGTTGCCCGACCGGCCCCAAATGCGCCATCTGTCTTCGACAGCCTGGTTACCGCTTACATCCAGCTTGCCATCTGTCGTCATTGCTTTGACTTGGAGCGTAAAACCGCGATCTCCGACGACATTATTGCGTAGGAGCATCAAATATCGTTTGGCATACTCATTATTACGCGCCAATTCGCGCGCGCGGCTTCTTAAACGCCTTATTGCTGGATAAAGCTCGCTATCTGCGCTTCTTTCAGACGACTTAAAGTCATCGAAGAGCCGACCAGTGTTTGCGCCCTGGTAAGCTCGCTTATGAATAGGCAAACGTCGCACATTTTGCCCGTTTTCTGTCTTTTTACGCCTAAAAACGTCAAAAATAGCCATTAAAACCGCACCTTGATCGTTTCATTGCCTTTTTTGCCGCGTTTGATGCGTTCTCGATTGGTATGTTCGACCACTTCACGCCTGTAATAGTCTCTAGCTTCAGTCAATTCGGCAAAACTGAGCTTAGTAAGGCTCCGACCGGCGATTGAATAGCTTGAAACGTCATCATCTGCCTTGCCAGACAATAAAGATTCTATTTTGGCGACCATAATCTCTGCGTGGATACGCGGATCAGCGTTGTTGTCGTCTAAATCGACAAGAATATTGAAGTCGCCGTTGGCATAGACGATTCTGTTGCTGCTAGAGTCCTGTACGATCTCTAATTGCCAGTGGTAGAGCCCGGCTGTTATTGATGCAGATGTAGAAGACGCAATAGTGAACAGATAACCGTCTGTCACCTCCGTAGCAGCTACCGTGAACTCTGCTGCGCCACCCTGATGGAGTCGAGCAACGTATTGTACGGTATGAGAAGCAGTCGGGTAATCCGACACAAAGTCAGTGCGCTTCCATTGCACGAAATCGCCGACAGTGAACTCGTCGGGCTCGGTCAGCGGCGCATTAGCCGCGTCGAACAGGTTAGCCATCGATTACCGCCATGAGTTAGTGAACCCTTTTCGCGTCGGTGGAACGAAAGACCTGTTTGGTCTCTCTGGCCTTATTTTTTGCGATTCTTTGCGCTTTTCTTCATTAATAGCCTCTGCTTTATCCGCGAAGGCGTTGACGTTCACTCCAATTATCGCATATGCTGCATACGCATAGACCATGCAGTCTAGCGCCTCATTGCGTGCGCGAATCTTCTCAAAGACCCTCTTTTTATACCCTTTGTGGTATCTAGTCACGATTTTTTCTGCAGTTAGCTGACGGAAGTATTCGTCGTTCAAATGATCCGCAAAATGTATGTATCCTGGCCCTTCTTCTTGGATTCGCATCCTCGCGAACAATAAGTCTTTAACGGTATCGACACCTATGCTGAACAACGGGCATTTCGCTACATTGTTCTTGCTTGGCCTACCCGCAACCGGCTTGCCTTCCCCGCCAACACCCTTAATAGCAAACACTTTGCGACCGGCGTTTTTCTTGCAATAGCTGTAGACGCTGTTTGTAAAATGACCACCAGAGTCCACGCACGCGGCCCGGATAGCTATCTGTCTCCCAGACTCTGTTTCGTATTGTTTGAACAGTTGGCTATCCAGCGCAGACCAAAGTTGTGGCGTAGAGGGATCACCGTACAAGGTCACATGGTCAATCACCCAGCTTTCGTCATCTCGACCAATGCCAATGATGCTTATCTCGAGTCGATTGTCTTGCACGTCAACACCAGCCACTAATATCAATGCATCATCAGGTACAGCAGGCATCTGCTCCCGGCGCTCAGACAACATGTAATCATCAATGGTCTCACCAGCATCCGCCCAGGTTTGACCAAGGTAGGTGTTAGTCCATACACGGAGTTGCTCTGGATTCTTCTTCACGGCGTAGAACTCGCGCACTCCTTCATGCAATGGTGTCCAGGGCGAATACAAACCGTTGATAGCGAAACCAGCTACGCCAGTGAATTCTTTGCCAGCGTGCCAAGATCCATTGCGTATAGACCAAACGCGATCACTGTCTTCCCACAACACACCACAGTGCTCACACATGTACTTAGCAGTATCGGGCTCGCCTTCATCCCACTTGACGTTCTTCCAGACCAGAGTCTGATATTCCTCACAGTGTTTGCAGGGCACATAGAACTCGCGTTGATCAGATAATTCGTAAGCATCAGCAATCCGACTGTTTCCTTCGTTAGTCGGTGTGCTCACCATGACGATCTTTCGATTCCAGAACGTTGCAGCACGCTTTCTCGCAAGCGTTATCGGATCACCTTCAGATCCAGCACTAGGCGGGTATCGATCTACCTCATCGCAAAGCACAATTCGTATCGGTCTACTAGCGAGCCCTGATGGACTGTTAGCACCGACCATTGTGATGGCACCGCCTGGGAATATCTTATGAAGAGTAGTGTTACCAGAATCGCGCGCGCGAGGGTCTTTTACTTTTCCTCGAAGTGCTGGCGTACTTTTGATAAGACCCGCTGCAACTCGGTCTTTACTGAATGCTTGAGCCATATCAAGCGTTGGCTGAAGTACGAGAATAGGACTAGGGTCGTTATCGATGTGATAGCCCACAATGTTGAGAATAATCTCGGTTTTACCAAGTTGCGCTCCAGCCATGACCACAATCTCTTGAATAGACGGATCAGCGCACGCATCCATGATTCCCCTTTGGTATTCAGCACGGCTCGTATACCAGCGACCAGGTTCCGCACTACTTTGCGAGTCTAGCCGTCTTCTTTGGTCTGCCCATTCGCTTACGCTTAGGCGGGGCGGCGGTCTCAGCGTCTGCATCGCCGTCATCAGGTGGGACGACAGTGGTTTTGGTGGGATCACTGTTTGGTTCATAGTTGGAGAGTTCCTCTAACGCTTCTGTTATTAGGTCTTCTAGGATCTTCTGACAAACCCCTGCTTGAGCTTCTGTCGCCAGTATGGGCGCACCTTTGGTCGGTATAGACATCAGTTTCGACTTGAGAGCCCCAAGCACATCATTCCAAGCAGAAACTACATCCTCAGCAGGCACTAACTCTCCCCGAACCTTCTCTAGCTCTATCTCTGCGATCTGCGCTTCAGCATTTGTCTTGCGAGTTCTGGCTTCATCGTAGCTCGAACCCAGCTTGACTCCACCAGTGTTTGGCATAGCCACTCCTTTGGTTGACGAAGTTGATTATAGGGGCGCTTCAACTGGTTTAGCAAAAGTCTATCGCTACGCGTACTTTGCGGCGCGCGACATCCCACGGCGCTTGGTTAGCAAAGTACCTGCAAGCTATTGATCTGTAAGGCTTTTTCGGCTTTCCGTCGCGAATGCCATTTGTTGGGATAATTCGCTGTTTTCCCTTTGGTATCAATGACTTACGGCCAAGCGCCATTCTGCCCGATTGATTGCGGCCGGTTGCTATGGGTTGCCATGGGTTGCCGTCGCGTTGACTGTGGCAATGGCGGTCGTGCCTATGTCATTGCGCGACCATGGTCTCGGGGAGTGCTGGGCGCTGTATGCGGCCGCGTGTGGTGTTGGTATCGGTAGGCTTTGCTTTGTGTTGCTAGGCTATTGCTGCGCTTAGAACGCGCGACAAACGCGCACAAAAAAGCCGGGACATGCCCGGCTTCGTTTAGTTGATGGGTGGGTTAGTGCTCCGGGTTTTCTAGTTCGGCGCACTCCTCGCATTGAATCCGATCATTGCGACACGTCCATTCTGGCGTGGTCTCGCCGCAGGTTTCGCATTCTTCCGATAAGCACTCGGCGCATAAGTAGCCGTCGAGCGTGCCATTATCGGCAGGAATACGGTTAACATAACGGCCAGAACCCCATGCGACAGACTGCAGACAATCGACGCAATGCTCGCCTATATCCTGCGCTGGGTTCATGCTTGACCCCCTTTCTGCGCTTTCATCATGCGCCACACGTCCATACGCTCCGCTAGTCCTTCCTCAATGATGAATCGGCAAGAGTCCGTCATTGTGCGCTCACCAGCGACGCAACGGGATAGGTAAGACGTGCTGACGCCTATTTGTGCCGCGACTAATGAACGGCCGCCTAAAGCCTCTATTTTTGCGTTTAGGGCGCTATCTCTAATTAGTTGCATCCTTGGCGCTCCGTCGCTGACTCGATCAATTTTGCCGCGTCTTTTTCACTCGGTGCCATGTCATACGCTGCGCGTGTCAGTAATGCCAGACCGGCAAAAATGACAACATGCGGCGGCATCTCTTGGCACTTTTCTAATGCGTCTAGCATGTGGCCTTCTGCAATGTTTACTTGTTTTTGAGTATTCATGTTAAACCCCCGTCAAGTGATAAATTGTGATTAATACAACCGCCATCCACGCCATGCCCGAGACAAACGCCCAGGCGCCGATCTTGTTGTTTTCGCGGATTTGCTGCGCTCTTTTGGCTTGTTCTTCTGCGCCATGTCGCGGCGCAAAGTCCTTGGGACTGCCACCCGGTACCACCGGCACTCTCTTGCTTTCCTTCATTAGCTCCCGCATGGGACGCAATGAAACGACCGTGGCCGCGTTTTTTTCTGTCTTCATATCTAACCCCTCGCTATTATGTTTGCGCTTGCAGCGCGTGAACCGTGAACCGTGAACCCTACTACCGTCTTACGCTTCGCGTGCGTGCATAGCTTGCACGATAGGCAATTGACGCCTTCGCGATATTCGGCCGGGCAGCGCACAAACTTGACGCCCCCTCGGTCAAATGCGCGCCAGTCATTGCCGCGATTCTCGTCCGATATGATTGCGACCGTGGGAAGATTGCGCTTGGCATATCCGACAGCCTGCGCCTCATTGTTTGCGCTTGCGTTAATGGTAAATCCGCGACGGTTTGCGCTTCTTACCTTGCGCGCGTTCTGCGCGTTCATAGGGTAATGGGTATAGGTAAACCCACGCCGCCCGTCATTCGCTGCGATCAAATCGTCTAGCTTGTTGCCGTCAATTTCGTCGGGTGCGCTTGGTGGTAGGTCGCCGCTCACATTATGACGCCAGACTGTATCCGGCTTGAGTGCTGCTATCTTAGCGACGAATTGCGGCCATTGCGTGCCGCGCTCGCCAGAGTCCAGCTTGTCCCAATTCAACCGGGTATGGAATCCAGCGTCGGCATAACAGCCACCCTTACCGATTAACGGACAAGATGGGGGGCACGTTGCGCGCGCGCTATTGGTGGCAGGCATTAACCCTATTTTTTTGTTCGAACTCTTTTTGATAAATTGAAAGTACATCATTCACCCCTCACAAACTTGTCATTAGAACGCCGCCTGATGGCAATTCCAGCACTTCAACGAAATATTGGTTTAAATCTTCTAAGGTTTTGATGTAGTCGGGATGTGCGTCGATTGCGTCTTGCACGGTGTTGAACTCTCGCCATTCTTCGCACTCGGCGATAACGTCCAGCTCATACGTTTCATCCTGTTGATATGCGAAAAGAGTGAGATGTTCAAAGAGTGCTTTGAATGCTTCACGACTGTATCGATTGCCCGCGCCGCACGCTTTGAATTCATCGTGAAAAGCTTCTATGTCGTGGATAGGCTTTACGATATACATTATTCACCCCCCAAATGACGCACGATGAAACCGGCAGCGAATGCGGCAACAGCCGAAAGGGCGCTAATCGTAACGGCGAACAGAAAAGCGAAAGGAGTAGCGCCGCCAACAATGGCGACCATTAAGAGAAGCGCAGTAATCGCGCACCATGTAAAAGCGAAAAGTAGGTGCTGCATTACTTCACCCCCAAAGCGCGTTGTGTTTCCGCGTCGAGCGTGGCGAGATACTCGCGCGCTTCGCGCTTTGCGTCTTGTCGGTTTATGTCCCAAGCCATAATGTAAGCGATGGCCGCGAATGGGCCAGCGAATGCGACCGCAAGCCATGGGCTCGCTAAGAACATGCACGCCACTAGAGCGAGCCATTGCAAGGTGTAAAAGACGTTTGTCTTATTCATTTTTTGAGTCCTTATTTTTTGGTTTGTGTACGCTCTTTTCACAAGCGCAGAAACATAGTCAGGCATTCCGTTGACACTGTCAACACCCCAATACAAAAAACCTGTTTTTTTTTCTTATAAAGGAAACAGTCAAAAATGACGGACAAAACGCGCTAACAATTGTCGGAGTCCGTCAATAACCCCTTTTGCTCGAATTAATCCGATGCACCCGGCCACGCTCGGCCAGACTTGACCGCGCCCTGCCATCGCACCCGACCGACCGGCCGACCATCACCAAACGGCCACAAAGCACCTCGCCGCGCGCACTTCGTGGGATAGTAAACACCGTTTTAGTAGCTCCGTGGGATAGTAAATAGGCTCCGTGGGATAGCCGTTTGACCCCTTCGTGGGATAGTAAATGCGAAAAATACCTTCGTGGGATAGCCGCCAGGCAGCTTCGTGGGATAGTAAATACTTCGTGGGATAGCCGCGATCAGCGCGCGGTACGCATCGCCTTGCGTATTTGGATGGAAAACTCGAAGGGTAAACGTCGTCTCGCGTAAGCCTTCGCGATCTCTGTAGCTGGGAACAGTCTGCCGATTGGACGGCTTTTGTAACCAGTGTGGAATATCATCTTGAGCTTCTTGCCGCCCTTCGTCCGCTTAAAACCAACACGCTCATATAAACCTAAGTACTTATCTGCCTTTGGCTTACCTTGTGGAAAGCCATAAAAGTATCGCTCTTTGTTGGCTCTCATATTGGCATAAGCTTTCTTCCTGATATTGCCATGCTTATTTATGGCACTCTTTGGCGTATGCACTGTAGGCGTTATCAGGTTAACCCTTCCTGTCTTGTCTGGCGGCTGCACTGTACCGCCCTTAAGAATGTTTGTAAGGTAACGACGTTTAGCAGCACCGCCACCACCTCTATGCACACCACCAGGGCTCACCCTGCCACCATGGCGCTCACCTATTACATGAG